AATGACATGATAGTAGAGATCCGCCCCGAAGATATTATCGACGACGCCATAACGAGTAAGCAAGCCTACACGTGGAGCGAAGTCATTCGGGCCGATTGTTCTCTGTACCATGACAGGAATGTACGGACAATAGATGATACCAGTATCGTAGAATTCTGGACCCTTGTAACCAAGGAGTGCATATTCAATGCCAGAAGTACCACCGCTATAATAGTTAGGGTTATACTCACTGGTGTTTTGAACTTCAGTACGGGTATCACGGTAAACGTTAAATCTTCCACCAATTGAACCAACCTTGGCAATACCAACAGGTTGTGTATTCACGTCACCTTGAACAGGTACCCACTGGAATTCAGGGAGCATTTCAAGAATCGCGCATACACGAGGAGTTGCAACAATAAAGTTGGCAGCGCCTCTTCTGTTACGTACAGCAATACGATTGGCCTCAATGATTAATCTCTGATAGAAATCACGATTACGCTCAACTAACCAACGACCATCTGCAGAAGCAGGTGACCAGGTAGAGAAACGATTGCTACCTAAGGCAGCTTGGATCATTCTCATGAGCATTTCACGATCGATCTCAGCTTGGATCTCATACGACATAGCGTTTGTGATCTCAGCGTCAACATCGATTCCGTTCATGTTCTTGAGATCTTGCTCGAGCTCAACCGACCAGCGCGCGCCTAAACGACGTGTACCAGCTTCAACGGCTGTTTTCTCGAACTTAACCTCCATTTGAGGAATGTTTCCAGTGATTTCGAAAGCAGAAAGTATCTGAGCTACACCTCTATCTTGATCAGCAAATGTCCAGTCATCTCCTCCATATAATTCATTGGAGGAAGCACCTGTAAAGCGGGTATCAAGTAATTGATATCCTGCTTCAGAAGTACCAGTGGCACCAGGACCGGCGCTACCGTTATAGCCAAGGCCATTTCCGGTTGTGCTAGTAGATCCTGCAGCGCCGATTCCAGTTCTACCATCAGTTCCGTTACCGAGGTAATCAGACTGATAGGCATAACGTAAAGCGAATGCAAGTCCTACTGGACCTGACATAGGTTGGACACCTACGATCTCGTTAGTGATAAGCTCAGGAAACGTACGACGAATCATCGGGATTAAGACTTTTGGTAGACGAGCATCACCTTGTGCATAAGTATCGCCAGAATTATTCTGGCCCGCGGGATTGAATTGTACTCCACCCTGGGCAGCTGCTCCAAGAGCACCTCCACCAGTGGAAGAAGATTCTTCAATACACCACTTTTCCTGGTTCTCTAAGAGAACGGCAGTATTTAAGCGGGTGTGGTCATCGTCAATAGCCTTAACGCTATCAGATGTATAATCAAGAACAGGAGCCCACTTCTCTAGAAGTGCGTCTGCTCTATCTCTATCAATAAATGATTGTGGTTTATTCATAATTTAATTAATTTTCCTTTCTTTTCGACCTACATGGGAATAAATCCCAAGATACTCAGGTGACTAGCACCTCATTGTTCGGGGTTAAAAATTACTTCATTCGTTGTAATTCCGAAAGATATGGGTTAGTTACCGGAGCGATCTTCTCTTCGATAACTTTTGGAGCGTCAGCCTTTACTTTACGGTTTGTAAATGCCTCTTCTTTAATTACATCAATTCGTTCTTGCTCTTTCTTATCAAATAAGCGAGCAGTGTAATCAAAATTCTCTTTAATAAAGGTTGGTGACTTATCACCTAAAACTTTTCTAAGATACTCTTTCTTCTTGTCTTGTAGACCAGAAGTCTTTTTCTCTAAAAATAAGTCAGCTTGTGTAGTGTTGTAAGCTTCTTTAAGAAGGTTATTCTCTTTCTCAACTTCATTAAGTCTTGCAGTAAGATCATCAATAGTATTTTTACCTTCCATAACAGCGCCTTTAACTGACTCTTTCATTAATGTAGAGTCAACAGCCAATACATTTCTTAAATTACTAAGTACTTCAGAAGCTGTTCTATTCTTGGTTGCTTCTTCAATTGCTGCAACCGGAATAGACTCATCAATATATTCCTCAATAATCAGAAATTGATTCAACTAATGTCTCTTTAAAGTTAGAAGCATCTTCG